GTGCTTTACGCGCTCGTTTCCTGCACTTTTTACCCATACCGAGAAGTGCCGGTGGGGGCCTAATTCTTTTTTGATTTATTTCCTAATGATGAATTGCAAGAACGACAAAGAACTTGCACATTCGACAAGGTATTCAATCCGCCCTGACTAAGTGGAATTATGTGATCCGCCGTCAGGTCAAATGCCGAGTGACAAATGCGACAGAATGGTTGCAACCGCCGAGCGAGCTTTGACAACTCTTGCCACTTGTAATCATATCCACGCTCTTGACGAGATGGCCGCAGTGCTTCTCTCTTGCGCTTACATTGTGCGCACAAATGCGAATTGCGAACAACAGTTCCACATTGCGAACAAGGTCTAGGAAGTAATGCCATCGTTTCTCACTAAGTATTCAATAGCCATCGCAAGGTGGGCAGGGTTATCTTTGAAGAATGATAATCCACTGTTGCATTTGTGACAGAGTAATCCACGCACTTGATGCGTGATGTAACTGTGATCAACATAGAGTTTCACTTTGAGTTCGTCTTTATGTATTCCACAAATCGCACAACAGTTGTTCTGTTGTTCTAAAAGTTGTTCATATTCTTCAACTGAAAGATTGATTATTGCGCGATGATATTGACGACATCTTTTGCATATTGTGTGTCGTTTGTTTTCTGCTTTGTTCTGAAATGGGAAGAAGAGTGGTTCTTTAGTTTGCTTACAGATTCGACAGGTGACAAAGTCATCAGTCTGAATCTTCCTCTTCATCGTCATCATCCGTTCCGAAGCTTGCAAGACGATCCTCAGTAGGAAGTGACAGATACGATTGAAGAGTTGCAGCAACTGCGCGATTCAACAATGTCTCAATGGCATCAAAGGAAAGGTTTTGATCCGTTGTAAGTTCTGTCTCAACATCACCGATGCTAATTGAAATGTTTAGCACTGCGTCAACTCCCATCGTATATCGAGCAAATCATCTATAAACTCGTCAACAATGGCGCGTTGGCGCGTGGTGTAGTGAGGAAGGTTTCGCGCTCTTGATGCGTGACCAAGAGCTTCATCAATTTCGTTGAGTGATTGTTCCGAGATAGGGAACTCTGATAGCGCAAGCGTAGCATAGAAGCTTGACAACATTCTAGGCATTTTGTTGTTTTGCTTTCATAATCGCTTGCAGGTCGTAAGTTGATCCGCGCTTCTCAATATCAAACTTCTTGACTAACCGATAGACCTCGCGTTGTGTCATTTGTAGCCAGGCAGAGATGGCTTCCACATCAAGGAAGAATCTGCGGTTCGGATTACTCATTGCCAATGCCACCAATCTCAAGACAGACCAACTTTGTTTGCATCCAAAGCAACTGACATCTTGCGACAACTGCTCAACATCAATGACAACAAATCTCTTGCAGTCATCAGTCGGACAGGGAATGCGCCTTGCCTGTTCCTTGAACTTCTTGGCAGCCGCACGCCCCCGAGCATGCAAGCCCCATACTTCCCCTGCAAAGTCTAATGCCCATGGTTGTTGCAATGTCCACGATAAGTGGGCGATATGGAACTCACAAGTCGCCAAGACTTCGGAATGAGTAGTCGGCTCTTTAATGACAAAGGCAGGCAGTGTCAGCGCCCTCTCGCGCCTGATGATTGACTCCCAACTGTGCAGGATTGCCAAAAGGTCGGTCGCCATTGAGAAATCAAGGGCATTGACATTGATCCCAATAGAGCGTTCGGCGGTGACGGCGCCACTGCCGGTGCGAGATGGCTCAAGGTAAAAGCCCGCCTCATATTGCAACTGTGGCAACTCTTTCAAGATGGCCCTCAAGCGGCCGAAGCAACTGCGACATTCGGTTTCAATCTCAGACTTGCAGACATTGCATTGCATTAGAAGGCAGGCTCCTGACTTGTGGATAGGACTGTGGATAACTTTGACCAATATGAAGGCGGCTCAGATTCAAAGAGTCGCCATCCTTGGCAGGTGTGATCGGCAAGAATGACTCGGTCTTTGTTCGGTGCGGCCCACCTGATGCGATTGAGACTTCTCTCCACCGCTTCAAAGGAAACTCGAGTGCGGTGTAGCTCGTAGGTCATCAGACCCGACAGGCGCTTGATGACTTCTTCCTCAATGGTCAGTCTCGGGGTATCAAGTCTGCGAGCAAAGCCTGCCCACGAGATACCTGCCCAAATGAGGGCGCCGCACCTTGAACAGTTGATTGGCTTGAAATCTTGATTCATCTATTGCCTCGGGGTGACCGTTGCCCTGTTTCCCGTTCCCCCCTTATAGGGGGGAAACGGGGAAACAGTTGGCACGCTCGAGTCGGTGGTGTTTCCCGAAATAGTGGGAAACAGTTGGGAAACAGGGAAACAGTTACTCATTAGGAGTCCAAGGCTTAACATCATTGGCAAAGAAGTCGGACTGATACCCGTAAAGATATTTCTGTCCATCTTTGCGATAGGTGACATGACCATTGCTCACAAGACTCTCCATAACAAATTTCAGCTCGGCATCCTTCATTCCATGCCCTTCCTCTCGAAGGTGATCGGCAATCTGATTCCTGCCCATCTCATACCCACACCGGCGAAGTAGCTCGCAGACTGCTTCCATCTTCTGCTCTCGTGTGGATACTTTGACAATTCCACCTGATATGGAAACCGAGATGCCGCCGTCAGGCAACGAGCGCAGGTTGGCGACGCCGACCGTCTTGGCGTCAGGGCAGATGGCACGGACAAAGCCAGGACGATCCTTGGTGCAAGTAATGTCCAAGGCGCCGTCAATGCCTCTGCCAAATGGCATCGCCACTGACACCGCAAAGGCCGCGCCATCAATATCGGCTCTCTTAGCCTGTGCGCCGATGGCGTAGTTGCCTCGGTTGTCTTTGCTCTTGGTGACATGGTCAATGGTGAGAATGCCTGCTCCGCCGATTCTTAAGGGCTTCAAGACCTTCTGTGAGAAGGTAGTGGCATCTTTGTTCTTCTCTAGGTCAAGTCCGAGCAGGTTCATCGCGGCATTGACACCATCTACGACAATCAAAGTCGGCAGATACGCCATGATTTGGGTGCGCATAATTTCACCGATGCCCTCACCCAATGGCTCGTCAGGGTTGGCATAACGAAAGAGCTTGAACTTATCGGTCGGCACCTTCAAGGTTTTGAGGCGATTGATAATGGATCGAGCCGAATCTTCAAAATCAAGATAAAAGACGATGTTGTTCTTCGCTAACTCTTGGCGGATGGCCTCAAGTGCAATCCAAGTCTTGCCTGATTCGCTCTCACCAAAGATGGCGTTGACCTTGCCTGCGTAGAGCAGACAGTTCCCATCTTCTCTCTTGAGCATAGATGGCGGGTTCTCGTCATCAAGATCAGTCTCTTCAATCTGCTTCGGTATCCACGATGACTCAATGACCTCGCCATCTTCATTGTGTAATTGAACAAGGCTCGGTGAGTGGACTTCTAAGGTTCCCAATTCCTTGCGTGCTTCTCCGTAGCCTTGAGAGCGTAAGGCGCGGGCAGATGCTGCGAAGTCTCCGCCGTGTTCAACGAGTGTGAAGACTGCGAACTTTGAATAGGATCGCTCTGCTTCAAACTGTGTGCTTGTTGAAAAGACAAAGAACTTGTCATTGCCTGCATGATTGGTGGTGGCACTGACCCCTTCATTCTTGCCAGGTCGTCGCCATGCGGTGACTTTGTCACGAGTGGTGTAGACCTTCGACCATCCAAGAGGCTCAAGAATCTGCTCCCAACTGACCTTGGCGTTGTAGTCATCCCCTGGCGTCAAGCTTTCAACTCGTTGCTTGATGTCTTCAGTGATGGACTCGTGCTTAGGGATAGCATCAAAGGTGACGAATAATTTGTGGAGTTGATCGCGCTCAGGCACCGTCAGGGTCGGGATTGACTTCGGCCCGCCGACGAGCATTGTCCACGCTCCGCCTGACGGATGGCAGGTGCCATTGGTCGGTGCGACAATGACAAAGCCACCTTCGCCTCTCGTTTCGGCGAGAACATCAATGCCGCCATTTTCGCCAGGGCGACGGGCAAGTTTGGTGTTGCCAGGAACTTCGCCATCTATTCGATAGAGCCAATGCAAACCGCCTGACGGTGTGACTTCAACATAACCGGCATTGATGCGATCCCATACATCGCCAAGACCTGATTTGTGTGCCATCTCTTTGAGGTCAAGGTGTAACTTGTCGGCAACTGCTCTGCCTTCTAATTCCAACATCTCCAAGTTGCCACTGACTTTTCCGCAGATGACACCGACCCCTTCTGCCGATTGAAACCAGGTCAACAATTCTTGCGGGACGGGCAAGCGTTCTTGATACTGCTTCCAATTCGTCAGTGCCGGTCGCTTGCTTCCATCTGTTGCCACAGGAACGGCGCAGATGTCATTGGCAGCGAACTCAAGCGCTGTTCGTAAGATTTCCCCCGTCATTGCTCCCTTTCTTCTACTTCACAAGTCTGTCAATAATCCATTGGACAACCGGCACCGCCACCGCATTGCCCATTTGTTTATAGCGGTGCGAATCGGCTTGGCCCTCTGTCCATCCGTCAGGAAATCCTTGCAACCTCTCGCACTCTGTCGGTGTCAGGCGACGCACGACTGATTTCTCCATCACCATTCCGACATGGTCATTGCCTGCTTGACCTTTGCGAATTGTCTGTGAAGTTTCACTGACGCTTTGATTGTAACTATCAAATGCCATCGCAACTCCGTGACCACTTACTTGATCCAATGTGAACATCGGTTCTCCATCATCTGCAAAGCCTTTTCCTTGTGGCCCTGCATTATCACTGCGACCTATCACAGTTCCTTGTATCGCATACACATAAGGCACACGAGCTCCCCCTGTTCCCCAATATCGTGCAACTGTCGGACAATAGTTCTCATAAATTCTCACATCTTCCACTCGTGTTGCTTCAAAAATTAAGACCGTCGCTCTTGTATCTCCACAATCAAAAGCATTCAATGTCGGCACGACCCCCCCCGCAACCCAAGTTTCGTCATCGTCACTTGTTTGCGCTCGCTTACTCTTGACGAACCACATTGGAAACCTGCAAAAGATTTGAATTGACTGCTTGATTTGATGTCTGTGATTTTGTCAGGTCTGCAACTGTCAAGGTGTCTGTGATGCGACCGTCTCTAAGGCGCTCTGTAGTGGCACCGGCAGAACCTTTCCTCGGCGCGTTGCTCTTCTCAAGATACCTTGCGCGGCCTTCGGCGATAGCGAGTATTTCTTCAGGTGATCTCCCTGCGTCTCCAAGACATCCGACAATGAAGACTCGACGGCGTCGTTGGGGAACTCCGAAGTATTGAGCATCAAGCACCCGCCACGCGATGCGATACCCGCGCTCGACCAACGCTTCAATGACGACGGCCATATCTCTTCCGTTATTTGAGGAAAGTAGACCAGGCACATTTTCGAGGATAAAAGTCTGCGTTCGTGTTTCGTCAAGGAGTCGGCAGATTTCCCAGAAAAGTCCACTACGCGATCCCGCCAACCCTGCTCGTTTTCCAGCAACGGAAAGGTCTTGGCAAGGAAATCCACCTGTGATGATTCCGTCTGTGGGATCAAATCCTGCTGCTCGTAATTGTTCACCTGTAACCCCCTGAATGTCGCCAAATACTTGTGCATTTGGAAATTGTTTTCTCAACACATTTTGTGCGTGCTTATCCCACTCCACCGATGCGACAACTTTGACTCCTGCTCGCTCAAGAGCTAAATCAAAACCACCAACACCTGCGAATAGTGACACTGCCGTTGTCATATTGACCACCATCCCCTCAGTGTTCCCCCGAGTGGACAAATATTCCAATCGGCCTTGCCATCTTCTATCCATTGCTTATGAAGTTGTCGTTGCAATTCAAAATCTGTTTCGTGCGTATCACGCCCACAGTCAGGACATATCTCGGCCGCAACTCGTTGATAAATATGGCGACACATTTGACTCCTTTTGTTCTTTGAGTGCAGTGGCAAGAATCGAACTTGCCGATGAATGACCCCGTATCTCATCGCCCCCAGGCACTGCTTTGGTCATCGGTGGAAAGGTAGGCACCGACGACCGGCATGACGACAGGCGGAGACGGAAGGAAAACCGCCTGTCACTCACAACTAGATTGGCTTCGCCCCTAATTGTGCCAAGAGCGCGGCAACTTCAGGTGTGATGCCACCTGTCGCTGCCACAGGTGCGGCCGCAGGTGCAGGTGTTGCAATGGCAGGCGCAGGTGCGCTTGTCAGATAGGCGTTAGCAAGGGCAATGGCGTTGGCATCGCCTGTGGCATCAACCAAAATCCACGGAGCCGATTTGCCAGGCTTGGCGGCGCCTTGGCCGATGCGGGCGAGAACCTTCTGCCCAATTTTGTTCTTTAGTGCATTGCGTAGAGCTACATTGAACCAAAGAAGTGATGAATGCGTTTGCTTAGTGTCGAGATCAATAACTTCAACCTCAACTGCCTCGGCTTTGCCGTGGACTGTTTCAATGCCGACTTTGTATTCAGTCGGTGTGATGATGAGCAAGTGTCCTGCAAGGTCTGCAACCTTGACGGATTCGCTCTGTGTGGATGGTGCTGCGAAGGTCATTCCCCCGTCTCCTTATCTACTTGTCGTTGTCTGTTCATTTCATTTTCTTCGTGCCATTTTTTTAGGTCATTGATGGTTGGCTCCATCTCATTGTCAAAGGCGATATAGACAATTTTTGCCTCGCCTCTGATCCCAAGAAACCAACCCAAAATCTTGAGTGTGACCTCTTGAAACTTATTCATTGTCTCAACTACGAGTTTCGGCTGCACCTGCGCATCCTTTCGTCAAGTCTTGCGAATAGGGCAGGTGATATGGGCAGAAAATACATAGGCGCGATGGCGCAGATGGAATCATCTCCCACATTTGCGGATTGCTTTCAACATCTACTTGTGACAGTAGAGCGTGAATGTTGTCAATGCGTTCCAAGGCTCGCAACGCAACAGATTCGTCATAGTCATAAAGTTCAATGTGCATGTCATCTATCGAACCGCTTGTGGGCAAGAAGACGAGAGCGACTTGATTGACCACTGCGCCTGTCTGAGCTTTGCCGTAGCCATAGAGTTGAATCTGTGTTTGATAGATAGGTGAGCCGCCATCTTTGCGCTTTCGATCCATCTGCGCAGGGCTTGTCGTCTTCCAATCAATGACAATGCCACGCTTGATGTCATAAAGGTCAACTGTGCCGGTCAGGTTGCCACGAATGGTGACTCTCTGTTCAACTTCATAGCCTTCAATGCGAGCAAAGATGTCTGCAAGATATTTGTGAATTGCAGAGCCAACTTGGGCGCTCCAATTTGATGAGCCTGACTCATTGGGCTTATCCCAATCAAGCAATTTGTAAGCAAGTCGCCTTGTGCATTCGTGACCCATTTCAGAAGGCCCAATGACGACTTGCTTGCTTCTAGGAGTCCAGATGCCTGCTTGCGTAATGATCTCGGCGAGGCCTTGACCAAGGGATTTTGCAGGCGATACCGGCGAAGTGAAAGTCATTCGTCATCCTCATCTTCATCGTCATAGTCAGGAATTTCCACAATGCTTGGTGCATCAATGGAAGGGAAATCAACTCGTGGTGTCATTGCTGATCCTGATTGACGAGAGTGAAGCGACGAGAGTTTGTTTGAACTTGTAGGACATCAAGCACCTGCGGTGGCAAGAGTTCCTTTGCGCGTTTCACATCAAATCGCGTTGATGTGACCGTTGTGAAGCGAACGACCTGTTGACCTTTGTATAGACCAACTTCGGCATCGCCAAGTGCTGCTTCAATATGGGAGCGAGCTACATCTGCAACTTCTTCCCATTCTTTGATTTTTGCTAGGGCGCTGCGATATTGCTCAAGCCACATCGCTATTGACTCGTCAAAGTCAATGACGCCCTTCTCAATTTCAGTTGACATTGATCCCCTCGAATCAGTAATAGTTATTCTCTTTGAAGAACTGCCAGGCATTGCAGGCAGTCACATGGCGCCTGTGGATATAGGCGAGCGTTGCCACGAGTTGCGGCACCGAGGCTTGGGAATGTTTCATCCCAAGATTGCGATAAGTGGAATCAAGCAACTGCCCAATTCCTTTGGCGGAAGATGTCGGGTTCTTTGCCGATGCCTTCCACGCTGACTCCTTGCCTAACAATTTTGTAAGACAGGAATACTCTTGCTTGGTCAACAAAGCCTTTGCCAATTTCTTCGCATCAACTTGATCCAAGATTGGTCGTTCTTTGTAGATAACCGATGCAGGCACTGCCGGTTGCGGTGCGAAAGCTGCATTGACGAACATCGAGGTCATTGCGCTGACTCCGATGATGATGATGATTCCCCTGAATGTTTTTCTGCGTTGAGTAATTGGGATTCTCCTTCCAATTTCGCAGCTCGCTTGAGAACCTGAGTGACATACGCCAACTCAATTCTCAAAGTATCTGCGATTTCTTTCGGTGTTCGCCCAAAGGAATGAAGGCTTCTAATCGCATCGGATCGGTTCATTCTGCCGGTCTTTCGATTCCTAAAGCCTTGTCCGAAACCTCGTTGTGCAGGCGTGGTGCCTGCCCATATTCCGTGAGGTATCTGTTCTTTGAGCGCGTAGTCCAAGCACTCCTTTCGTTCAGGACAACCGGCGCATATTGCACGCACGATTGGGAGACACTTTGCCTCTTGTTCTCTTGATTCGGGAAAAAATAAGTTTGGATTGAATATGCCTCGACAACTTGCTTGCGGTAGCAGTGGCAATGTTGGGAAGAACGATTGTAGAGCATTCACTATTGTCTTTCACCTAACCAGGATTCAAGGTCTTGGATAACGAAAGCTCGTTCAATAGATGCATTGCGACGCTTGACCACAACAAATGATGGTGGTGTTACTTCAAGCCCCCGCGCCTTTGCATAGTTTTTGGCTTCTTTGCAGGCCTCATCCCAAAAGGTCGGAAGCGAGATTGATTTGCGGTTCTTGAGTTCCAACACATAAGTCTTGCCAGCAATGAACGCAACAATGTCTCCTTCATCTTGTGATCCCGATAGACGCAAACGCTCTGCGGTGACACCACGAGAACGCAACCACTTGAGAACTCCGATTTCAAAGGCAGAGCCTTTGCGACCATTGGGATTAGCCATTATTTGACCAACTCTAGTTTCGTTGATTTACCGGCGACGGCGCGGGCGAACTTCACTGACATAATCAGTTGTTCCGCCAACGCCAACGCCTCGTCTTCGGTGATGGAGGCCACCTTGACGCATACATCGGGCAGTTGCGATCGCACTTTATCCAAGAGCCTGGCTGCTTGCTCGGACTTGAGCGATTCAATTTGTGAATGCTCTGCTAGACGAGAAAGAGCTAACAGAGGCACCTGCCCGACGACATCTTCAAGAAGATCGAGATTGGCATCCTGTTCCTCAAGGTAGAGGACAAAGGTGCCATCGCTTGCATTGTGAACTGAGAATAGGCTCATTCAGGCATCACCTTGCGGAGTCGCTTTTGGGCCGTTTCCCACGCCTGAGCCTGTTTGATGCCTTCCTTCAAAGGGTCGTCGTGCAGGCTTAGAATGGCCCACAGAAGCCCTAGAGAGGCGATTACGCCCCCGAATATCAGATATTGCATAAAACCCCTTCCATCTGACTTGTGGATAAGTATGAGGGGAAGGTCTGACATCCTAGAGGGCGACACGCCGAACCGCCTAATTGCCTATGTATTGACAGGTGTATAGACGAGATGCTCTAATTCTCTCATTGGGGCGAAAGGTAGTAGCTCCGAAGGAAGGCAAGACAATGATTCAGCAAAGAGTAGCAAAAAACGGACTCGTCACAATGGCGAGTGTTAATTGGTTCGGCTTGTCAGAAGAAGATGGTGGCAAGTGGGTTTTGATGTGTGAGGTTCACAAAATTTTCATTCAAGATACAAACAAGAAGCGTTTGTGGACAAACCACAACGAATCAGAGTTGTGGTGCGAAGATTGTGCTGAAGAATTTGTCAACGCGATTGTCGCAGAAAAGTTGCGTGCATAATGCCAAGCAATCGCATTGTTGCCTGCCCTATCTGTGGCAGAGAAATTGAAGTGCGCAGTGGGTTTGCGCATCAGACTTTGACAAATCACATCAACGCAACTCATAAAGACAAGGTGGTGTCGCAGTGATTACCAAAAAGGATTGGCAGATTATCAATGAGGCTCTTTCTTTGTATGAAGCAGAATTGCTTGGTTCTGAGGGAAGTTTTGGCTATGAACATCATCAAGAACGATATGGGAATGTTGAAAAGACTATTGATGCAACGCGCACACGAGTCACTCAACTAATGCTAAAGAAGGGAATTGAACTTATATGAAAAAGATTCGATCCATCCGCGTTAGCGAACAACTGTGGCGTCGGGCGATGGTAAAGGCAAAGTCAGAAGGCAAGACAGTCTCAGAAGTAATCGTTGATTTCCTCAAGGAGTTCGTCAAATGACGACCGCCGAAATCGCCACCGCCTTTGCCGAGCGCGGTTGGTATGTCTTGCCTTGCTACCCGCAGGCAAAGGTTCCCTTCTTTCCTATCGCAAAGCAGGGATATAAGTCGGCCTCGAATAAGCCCGCCACAGTCAAGAAATGGTTTGAGAGGTCACCGCTTCTCAACATTGGCATCGCTTGTGCGCCAAGCAATCTTGTTGTCTTGGATGTGGACTTTCGCAATGGCGGAACCACAGAAGGTTTAGAACTTGACACCTTCACAGTCGCCACCGGCGATGGTCTGCATCTCTACTATCAGGCACCTGCGAATGCCACCTTTGGTGGCAAATTGCGCCAAGGAGTTGACATCAAGTTCAATGGCTATGTCGTGACCGCAGGATCACAACACGAGAACGGAAAGTTCTACGAAATAGTCAAAGACATTCAACCTGCGCCTGTGATGGGATGGTGCTAAATGAATGGACTTGATTTGCTCATTGTTCTCTTCACGGCGTTCTACGCTTTCAGCGTGGGTCGCAGCGTCATCTTTTGGACTCTGATGTCAGTCTTCTATGGCTTGTGGATTCCACTGCTTCTGCTTGTAATGCCTGTCAAGGCACGCAAGCCCTTCGCCTTTCCACAATGGTTTGTGAATTGGCTTGGGCCTAAATATGTCAACCGCACCATCAACAAGATGGAGCAACAGTTCTAGTCGGCAAAAGCGCGAGCAATGCCTTCTTCCAACGAAATCTTCGGCTCGTAGAACGAGAGCATCTTCTTAGGATCACCGACCCGATAGGCAACCCCGACAGGTGCCTTCGGGTTGGTTCGTATTTCCGCCAAATATCCCGCCTGCATCATCGCTAGTTCTGCCAATTCAATGAATGAGGTTGCTCTTCCTGTGCAGAGATTTGAGACTTCAACTTTGTTTGTAATGGCTTCAAAGGTAGCTCGCACAACATCTTCAATATGAATGAAGTCGCGCACCTGAGTTCCTCGACCCCATACATCAAAAGGTGTCGCCTTCTCTTTGGCTCGCTTGATAAAAGATGGGAAGGGATAGTCAAGGCTTTGGTCGCTTCCATATCCGCTAAATGGTCGCAAAACTGTGACCTTCAAGCCTTCTGCCCTGGCATAACCGGCAAGCATCTCACCTGACAACTTTGCCCACCCATAGGTGAAATCAGGTGTGCGAATGTGGTCAAGATTTATATCCCACTCTTTCAGGCTCTGTTTGTATTCAACCCGCTGCAAATAGATCGGATAAGCGGCAGATGATGAGAAATAGACGATATGACCAGGGCGAGTGCGAAGCGCCCATTGGAAGAGGTCGGCATCAATGGCGAGGTCGGCGGCAACCGCCAAAGGGTTCCCCTCAATAGTGGCGCGGCCACCGACAATCGCCGCGAGATGAATGACAACATCAAATTTGGTGTCATCTTTGGCGAAGAAGTCACGGACATCTCTGCCACTTTTGAGGTCAATGCCGGTGATGTGGTTGTTCTTGCTATCAAGATGCTTCTTGAAGTTTGTGCCAACAAAGCCTTCGTCACCTGTAATCAGGATTTTCATTTCCCCCACCTGTCGCTTTCGTATTCATATTTTTCAGAGTAACCATCAGATGCGTTCAGTTTTCGGTCAACATCAAAGACAAAGGTGTCATCGGCATTGAGAGCTGCGCCTATGTGTGACAAGGGCGTCGGAGCATCGCAGGGAATCCTAGTGCGAATCGAATCGCCTTCAACCTTGGTGTCGTAATACGGATCGTGAATAAGGACTGAATCCTTGATGCGTGGATAAATCTGTGAAGCCAAGAAGTCTTGGTCGGTGGTGTAATAGTTGCCGACATTGGCGTCTTTGATTTGCTTTTCCATATCGCGCAAATTCTTTGTCTTGCCCGCAAACATACCGGCAGAGATGGGATAGTCGTGACCGCTTGGATGGTCTTTGATGATGTGATAATCAAGACCTGACTGCTCCCAGTCTTCGTGAGCTACTCGATCCCGAAAGGACAGGCGAGCGTCAACATCACGACAGATGACGGCGTCGAATTGCGGATCAGAAAAGGCATAGTAACGCCACAACTTCGCCCGATGATCTTCAGGTTCGCCAACGATGCCGATTTGCACACCTTTGACTCGTTCTAAAGTTGAGATGATGGATTCATCAACGCTTGAATTGACGCTGATATAGAAGCGAACAATGAAGCCATCGTCAAAGGGAAAATATCGTGAAGCAAGAATCGCGTTCTTGATGGCGCCTATGGTGTAGCGAGGCTCATTGCCATAGAGCGAGAAGGCAATGCACTTCATTGTTTGAGATTCTTGACGAGAACTGCGTAATCTTCGCTCTTGATGTAGTTATCAAACATCAAGGCGTCAAAGGAATAGACCTCACGAGCATTGACTGCTCGATAGCCTTCATCCCATTCGGCTTTGCCAGCAATCGGATGCAAATGCTCAATGATAATGCCTGGCAAATATGAAAGGTTGCCAATGTCTTCACCCAAGTGTTTCCAAAAGTTGTCAAGATAGAGATGCTTCAACTTCGGTGGCACCATCCCGCCAAGACCACGGACAATGGCACCTGACATCATCACCGCAGTTGGCAGATTCTCGCCTTGTAAAAGGTCATTGCCATAGGCAAGTCCAGGGCGGTTGCCGATAGCTCGCATCAATACGACATCCCAATCAGGCGTTCTGAATCTGTGGTCGTCGCCGATAAAGGTGAAGAACTCATACTCATTGGCATATTTCTTGGCAGCGACATTGATGGGATAGGCCATTCCTCGCGTTTTGTTTTCAACTTCAACAATATATTCCACGCCAACTGCGCTGCGATAGTTCACAAGTTCATCGTCATCAGTGTCAATGACAAAGAGAATGTCTGACCGGCACGAGAACTCCTTGTGGGCTTGCAATACTTCCACCGCGTTCTTCGGTCTGCCACGAGTAGGAACAAGCACGACATTGTTATTCAGATGCATCAGAAATCTCCCCCGCAATGGCGCCATAAGCGGCTAAATCAATGTAAGAATCTAAGTGATTCGGTGACTCAATGAGACGAGCAATTTTCACAAGCGATAAACACAAAGCGACCTGTGAAGGGCTTATCTCAGTTTCAAGATAAACACTCCACAGGTCTGCGATGCGTTTGTGATTTGTATAAGGGTCGCCATATATTTCATTGCGATCCGTTGCGGTGAGGCGTTTTGCCTCATCCAAAATCTTCCCCCGATTCATTGACTACTTACTTCCGCGACCGAACTCTGTCGCTTTAGGATCAATGGCCTTCAAGATTGGGCCAATGACTGCGGCCGCAAATGCGGCAACATAATCTTTTAGAGGGCGTGATGGGTCGGCGAGGTAGAGAGCTGCGACTGCTGCCGCTCCCGCTCTTGCGTAGGTGCTACCGACTGCGATGAGTTTGTCTTTGTCGAGCATTTGCACTCCTTGAACTTAGGTCTGCCGAAGCCCACAATGAACACCGGCAAAGAGGGTTTCAATTTCCCCCGATTCTTGACTTTGTAGGCGCGAATCTTACGCGCAACCTGACCGCCATTGCGTTGATCACCCTTAGTGTCGGGGGCGGTGTTTCCTTCAATACAGGTGACGGTGCCATTGGGATTGACTGCTTCCACGATACCGACATGCGAGATGCGGTCAATGCCATCGGCAGGAAAGTCAAAAAAAACGATGTCACCTGGCATTGGCTCGGCATCGGCAACGAGTTGCCACCGCTTCGCCTCGGCAAATGCCTTCGCCCCTGCCGGTGTGTAGGTGCAGTCAGGGATTTTCAAGCCAACTTGCTTTGCACACCAATTGACGAATGCGCCACACCAAGCTTGATTTGCCTTCTGATACTTCGTTTGATTATCGGCAGGGCCTTCAATGTATCCAACTTCGGCGCTTGCTATGTGGAGAAAATTATCAAGTTGTTTATTGCACATCAGCGTTTGAGAGCTTCCTTCACAAGGTCAGTGAGAAAATCAACTTTTTCCTCAAGTTGGTTGACCTTATCACGCATTGATGATCCGCCATTGGGCTTGAGTTCGTTGAGATAATGCTTGACGAGCCATTTGATGCCGATGGCGACCGAACCAAGAATTGTCGTGATGGCAACGGCCAAAGACGCCCAATCCAATGCGGTCATAGTCCTATCACCAAGACCTGCACGACGGTTGAGCCTGTATCTGTCACGCCATAGATGGGATTGTTTTTGCTTTGTAGTGTCAATTTTTCTCCACTATCCATTTTGAATCCTGTTGATCCTGTTACATCGGCAGCTCCAAGATAAACCGCCTGACCACCTGCGGCGTGCAGATGGACTTCTTCTGCCTCGGCAGTGTTGTCAACCAAGATGGTTGGCGATGTGGTGACAGTGACTTGGCGTGTGGAGATGCCCATTGTGTCTTCCTAACTGATCATTGAAACGAGTGACCTCGTTCGCCCCGTTGCGAGTTGGGTGTAAATCTGTGTTGTGGCAACCGACGAATGGCGCATCAAATCGCGCACCGCCAAAAGGTCGCCGCCTGATTTCTCAAGCATTGTCGTCGCAAAGTAATGGCGACAGGCGTGAAATGTCTTGTGTTCAATTCCAAGTCGCTTCATCTCGGCACTTGCCCTTGATGAGAGCTTGTTCGGAGTGACTTGAAAGATGCGCCCCTTGGTGTTGGCGGCCTTGATGATTTCGGCGACTCGGTTCGCAATAGGCACCGCAAGATCGGTTCCGCCTTTGCCATAGACGCGCAAGGTGTAACCCTCGGCAGTCTCCTCAAGGTCAAGACCACGCAACTTGGAGACTTCCATTGCTCGCAGTCCTGCTAGGCAACCGACAATGAACCACGAGCGCATTGGCTCTCGGGCTTCGGTCATAAGCAATTCGGCTTCGCCTTTGGTGAGCGGATGCGGAATGCCTCTGCCCTTGCGGATGACCGGCATCTCAAGGGTTGGGTTGTTGGTAATCAACTTCATCTTATTGAGCGCATTGAAGACGCTTTTCAGGCGCGAGCCATAGTTGGCACGAGTGCCTTGAGATTTCGCTCGAAGAATGACTGCCTGCAAGTCCTCTTCAGTCGCTACCTGTGGGTGAACGCCTGAGCGCAGGATGAGGTTCCAATCGTTGCGGAATAGGTTTTCGGAGAAGCCCTGCGCCCGATAGCGGTCGTGAAGCTTTTCCTTGATGACTTCTAGTGGTATGTGATCCATAGTGGAATCATACCCCTAGCGAATGACTCCTATTAGAGTGTTCCGCCTAGTTCCTTTTGGGCTTCTAATTCTTCCCATAAGGTTTTAGGCATTGAGGTAAATTCCTCGTTACCTCTGTCAATTATAACGAATGTTGTCGTTGTACCATCTACATCTGGCACTTCAATTTCTCTAATGTTGTTCATAATTATAACTCCGCACTAAACGCTACGTATGAGGTGTTTTGAGTCTTGCCCCGAAGAAATGAAGGTTGATTGGCGGTCAATCCTGTTATACCGCTGATATATAAAATACAGGTGTTTTTGCTGGTGGATACTGAACCAAATGCGGCAGTTGTTGCATCAGTTCCATAGTTATTGAAATCGCTCACCTGAATAGTTGAATACTCAAGTGATGTTGGTGCGACTCTCATTGATACAGGGAAATTAACCATATGATTTGCCGACGTTGATGCTGCGTTCATACCAACACCGAAAACCGAGTTAGCACTATCAGCGTTAATTCGGTAATAATACCTTTGGCAAGCGGCTAACTCCCCTGCGAGTGTTGCGCTACTGCGGCGGTATGGTAAAGCAACCGAGCCAACATCTATCTGAACACCTGTGATTTCAAAATAATCTGCTGCTCCTGCGGTTCCAACACCTTGATATTGAAAATACGCGGTCAATTCTGTAACTGTTGTAGCAACTGAGCCAGTATATGAAAATCTTTGCCAAGTAGTTGTTAAAGTGGCAGTTTGATTATTTATTGGAAAAGACGCGCCAGTATAAGTAGTTTGATAATTTTGGTCTGTTCCAGTTCCACCAATTAGATAAACAATAAGATTATCTGATGCCATTGAAAAATTTGCACCTTTACGAGCGTAAAATGACATTGTTACTGTCTTGCCAGCAAAGGGAATAGAATTTGCACTTTCCATTGACTGAATAAAAGAAACTGCAGTCGTTGTAGTTTGTCCGCTATTTCTTGCAAATCTAGCGCAATATTGAATATTTGGTAAATTGGTTGTATCCGAAGTAGTTTGACGAGAAACTGTGAATGAAGAAGTAGCATTAGTGCTCCATCTATCTGCCGTATAAAGAACAGCACCAGTTCCAGCAATAGAAGTTCCGCGCTGCCAAATATCAAATGACGAGTTCAAAATTGGATTAGAGGCGCTTGGTGTAGCGCTATATCTCAATCCTACTGTGGCGGAAGAATCTGCAACAATAGTGTCGCCTGAATTTCCAACAGTGAGCTTGGCGAAGGTGTCTGCGCCTGTTCCCACCACGAGATCACCTTTGGCGTCGAATGTCGTTGCGACATCGCTTGTGATAGTTGGCACTGGCCCTGTTGCTGATGAGATTGAAATGCCTGTGCCTGCGGTCAAGCCTGTAATGTCGCCGGTTGCGCCGACCCACGCTGATCCGTCATACACCTCTAGGGTGTTGGTGTCTTGAAGGTAGCTCACCATTCCTTCGGCTAGGACTCCCGAAAGAGCAGAGGTGCGAGCTGCCGAACTAGCAAAGACCATCACAGTCTGTTGCATCAAGTAAGTGTTCACTTGGGCGGCCGTCAAGACATCGCCGGTGTTGAACAGTTTATATCCTGCTCCTGCCATTTTTTCTCCTATTTAGTAACTGAGAGCGCCTGCCACATCAAGAACGCCTTGAGTTGCAGAATCTAAAATGAATGCCTGAATTATAGGCTCGGCCGTCAACACCTTTGTTGTGAAGGTGGTGCGGGTGATGTCGTGCTGAAGACCTTGAACAAAAACTTCTCGAGTGATGGAAGTCGCCCCTGCCATCGTCTTTGTGACATCTACAAGGTTGAAAATCTCCATATCCAAGCCCGCAATGACTAACGAGGAATTGTCTTCCATCAAGTTCAAAGTCATAGAGTCAACGCGAACCTGAGTGTCTTTGCGAGCATCAAGGATCATCTCTGCCTGCTCTAGGGCTTCGGCGTCAGTCTGAACCAAGATACCTTCTCGGGTTCCTGCGTGGATGTAATAGGTGTCAATCGAGGTCTGATCAAAGACATTCTGAGGGGTGCCATTGAGCCTTGTCACTGTCACATCATTGACAATCAAAGCGTCATCAAAGGCAAGGTCAATTTGTGCATAGGGAAGTTCAATCCCATCATCGCTGAAAACATAGGGAGTTGCGTCAGCATATTTGCTGACTGTGTCGCGGTCATAGAAGGTTGCTCGACCTTCGGCATCCATAAAGAAGGCACCGAACTCGCTTTGCTCAACTGTCTGAATTGCATCAAGGAGATTGCGAACTCCGCCAGGATCGTCTTGAAGGGTAGAGTCACCGGCATCAATATCACGCAAGGATTCAGGCCAACTTGTAAGGTCAAGAAGGTCGTTGACTCGTGTGCCTGAAAGGTCGCCTGCGGCTGCCGCAGGAACTGTGTCAATCTGTGCGTTTTGGAAGAGCCTGAAGGCATCTACGCACTGAAGAACAACCTTGTCAGTTGATTCTACGCCTCGCACGAATTGAAGGTCATAACTCGTGATGTAACCTGTGAAGAGGATATATCTGACGCCAAGATAGTCGGCATATATCTGAATTTTGCGCAGAGGAATGAGATTTGGATAGTAAATAGAACTTGTGTTGGCAGGATTCCAATCACCCGTTTGGTCACGAACTTCTACAACCGCGCTTCCTGCTTCAAACTTATTGAGAAGGCGATTGCGACCGCGACGAACGCTGACGCGAAGAACACTTGGAGTGATGTCCACATTGGCATCAAAATCTGCCAACTGACCTGTTCCGAGAACACCTTTTGTGGCACTGTCTAAAGTGAAAGCAGTAGAGACGAAGGCAGGGCCTTGTGAAAAGTCAATACTGACGCCAAGTTGCGGTGATGCCATTAGAGAACCTGCGAATTATAGAGAATTGAACCGCCACTCTGTTGAGTTGCAAGCAATTTCTGACGAATACTCTCAGCAAGATCATCTTCGCTTGTGACGCTACCTTGAACAGTGACATTGATTGTCATTCCTTCATTCTCTTTCATTCGGAAGGAGCCGACATCAAATGTTGAACCTGAAGTGATTGTGCCTGGCGATAATGACATCATCACTTTTGCTTTGCTTTGTTCGTCAACAACAGTGCCAAGAGATTCTGAACCAAATGTCAAAGTATCTTTCAACTCATCAATTTGTTCTTTGAGTTTGAATCCGAGTGCAGAGCCTGCATCAACAGTTCCGCGCAATTCCGTCAAAGTGTTGATTTGATCTTGAATTTTTGTTCCGGCGGATGTGAGTAAGAGGCCGCCACCGCCACCACCGCCGCCGCCACCTGCTCCACCGCCACCGCCACCGCCACCGCCGCCTGCGCCACCACCGCCGCCACCAGGTAGGTTGGCAGAGCCAAGGGCTTTGAGATAGGCATTCAGAGCGGCAAGGGCATCAATCCACGATTGTTCTGCCATTTTGCCAGGGTCATCCCATGTCTGCGAAAAGACAGTTCCATCTTGAACTTGTTTTGCATAAGCGAGAACTTGAGCGCGGGTCATTCCCCACTTGCCCATCAGTTCTTCAACTTCTTTGTCGTCAATCTTTTCGTCTTTGAGAGCGCGTGTAAAATCTACATACTTCTCGGCTTCTTCTTTTGTCAATCCCCACTTCATCAAAAGGTTGACAACTGCACTGTCATTGACATCAGTGGTGTTGGCAGCGAAGATGCGAGCAATATATTCAAGAACTTGACCGGCAGTGATACCCCATTTTTGAGCAAGGATTGACACTTCTTCGCTTGAAACTTGACGATCTGCAAAAACTTGAAGAAGGTCTGCGTATCTTTGAGCGGCTTCATTGACTTTCATCTGCGCTTCGGCATTTGCAATGATTGCAGCAAGTCTGCGTTGTTCTTCAAGATTGCCTTGCTTGAGCAAATTCAATCGAGCGGCTTCTAACTGAATTGGGTCTTTTTCAGTTGTTGGCTTGACTCCTAATTTGCGAAGAGCGGCAAGAGCTGCCTCAGATGCAAGTTGCTCTTTTGTCTTCTTGGTTGAAGTCGTCGTGATATTGACGAACTTCTTGTTTTGTATATTGGCGGCAGCAGTTGCCTGAGCAATCCTGCCTAAATCCTTGAGGTGATTATTGACAACCTGCGAGTTGGTTTGAATGGCAGCACTGTTTGAATTGACACTATCGGTCAACTGATTGATGGCATACCAAGTCGTTCCTGCGGCGGCAGCGAAGGCAACAAGACCTGCGGCGGCGGCAAATGCCGATGTTCCGCCGGTTGCGAAAGCGGTGGCAGTTCCTGCGGCAGTGCCTGCGACCGCCTGACGCTTGAATTGAGCGGTAAGTAATTTGAGAGCGCCGACGACTGCGATGATGCCTGCATAAACTTTTGTTCCAACAAAAATTCCTGTGAGAATGCCAGCGAAGACTTTGAATGTGGTCAAGTTGTCGGAAATCGTCTTGAACATTCCTGCAAGTGCTTTAGCGGCGCCAAGAGCAAACTGAATGACATCGCCTAAAGTCTTGGCAATTTCATCTTTGTTCTGCGCAATAAATTGTTCAAAAACAGGGATTAGTTGCGTCTGAAATACTTTTGCTAATTCTTCGAGAACAGGGATGAGAGCATAACCAAGGCTCTCCAAGGCTTCGCTGAAAGAGATGCGAAGCGCAGTCATTCTGCCTTCAAATGTCTGTGCGCGTGTAGATGCTGCGCCCGCAAATGTTGAACCAAGTTCCTTCAAGGCGGCATTAAGGTCTTTGCTCTTCTTGATGTCCTCAGATAATGGAACGCCAAGTTTTGTCAGAGCGCCGATATTGCCACCGACGGCCTTGGCAAGAGCTAAGGAAACGCTCTGCAAATCTTTTTGAGCGCCTGCCGAAATATCAAGGGCAAGGCTCTGAAGCGCTTGAGCCTCAGTAATGTCCTGAGTCGCATTCAGTAGAGTCGTTAGCGATGGCCTTAATTCGTCATCGGTGACTGCAACTAATCTTTGTTGTGCCGAAATATAATCTTCAACCGAAGCAATGGCACTGTCGCTCGCCCCTGTCGTGTTGCGAAGGGCATTGGCAAGGAGAGCCTGTGACTTCTGATCCGCGATAGCGGCCTGCACTCCGTCAACGGCGAGTTTGGTTGCCAATGCTGCTGCCGCGACAGTGGCGGCGCCGAAGGCTTTGGCAATTTTCTTGGCAGAATTGGTGAAGGTTGCTTCTAATTTCTTGAGGTCATTGAGAGCTTGCTTGGAACCTTTGTCGTTGTAGACCGTGACAATGCGTTCAATAATTGCCATCGGTTATTCCTCTCTCCTGCTCAAATTCGCATCCATTCGTGCTTGTGCTTTTGATTCGGCAGTCTTGACCGCTTCAAAGATAGCACGCTGCGCAGACTTCTTGTTGTCATCAACTGCCTTGATAAGTGCGCGACCTTTATCTTGTCCAAGACCTTTGGCAGTTGGGAGAACGCCATAATACTTTTCAAGAGTCTGAATAAAGTCTTGAGATGCAGTTGGATTTGTAGATCGAGATGCACGAGTTCTTGCTCTGCTTGCTTTACTTCCGCGACCGGCAGTTTCAAAAATAGCACCTGCGGCATTGCGTTGAACTACCCCATACGAATTGCGAAAACCTGTGGCGCTTGATTTTGAACTTGGAGTCAAGGCAGTGATTCCTGCTTTGGCTTTTGCTGCATCAAAGCGCACGAATAAACCGCGACTTTGCCCTTGTTGTAATGGCCCAACAAGATTCGCATTCTTGTTTTCTCTTGCCCAACCTGACGGATGAATGTCAAATGGGATATTGCCACGGGCTTCTGTGACCATCTTGCTCAGAATACCCTTGACCTCTTTATCAAGTTGCTTCTTGAGATCAGGCGCGAAACGCTCAATGGCAGAGATTGTGTTATTCAATCCCTGAATTGAAATCCGATAATTCGGTGAGTCCATTACTTGTTCCGCGCCTTTGCTCGTTCTTTCACATAAACAAACATTGCTTCCAAAATACCGTCAGGCGCATCAACTAATGCGACCGGCGAAATTCCCGTCTCCACAGAGAGAGCTGCTATTGAATAAATCAGACTGTCTCTGTGGATTCGGAAGAAGGGTCTGTGACCAGCGAGACTTCTTCAAGAGTATCAAGGAAGTCGGAGCCAAAAGGCTTGACGACACGACCATTGTGTTTCATCGCCGACCAAGCCAAGAAGTAGATGTGTTCCAACTTCTGTTCTTCGGCGATAAGTTTTGCCAAGCCCTTGTTGTATTTTGTTTCAAATTCAACGATGATGCGCGGGCGCAACGAATAAGTTGCATCCATTCCATCAGTCGTCTTGACGCGGATTTTCAGTCCGTCCATTTTTCCCCCTTGTAGTTATTATGCGGATGTTGCTTTTGTGATGGCACCCGAAATCGGCCAAGTGACACTCGCAGTTGCCAATTCTCCCACGGC